CTTCATGGCCTGCTTGACCATGTCCAGGTTCGCGGCGTACTGGACGATGCGGCGGCCACGGACGTCAGCGAAGAACTTGCCGATGGCGTCGTTCAACCGCTCTCCGGTGTAGCCGGCTTCCTTCATCTTCGCGATGATGGTGGTGAGGGAGCCGACGAACCCGTGCTGGTTGAGGAACGAGGAGCCGGTCTGGAGACCGATGCTCTTGGCGAACTTCGCGCTCTTCACCGACGGGTTGGCGATCGTCTTGATGACGTCCTGGATGCCGACGCCCACGTCCGCCGTCCTCGCGCCCTGCTGGGTCGCGAAGATGTACGTGGCCATCAGCTCGTCCAGGGACTTCAGACCGCCCTTCCGGCCGCCCTTGAACGTCACACCCGCGCCGCCGATGAACTTACCGATTCCCTGGGAGAGGGAGCCGAAGTCCACGCCGACACCCAGGTTGATGGCCTGGAAGATGCGGTCCATGACGGCCTGGGCCTGCTTGCCGGCCCCCGGCTTGCTGGTACCCATCTTGAGGGCGTTCATGATCTGAACGAGCACCCGAGCCGATGCGTCGACCGAGCCGCCACCCGCGGTAGCGCCCATGGCGGCCGGCTTCAGGAGACGCTTGGCCGCGGCGGGCTGGGTGATACCCGCCTGAACGATCTCGTAGAGACCACTCGCGAGCTCCTGGGGCGTGCGACGCATCTGGGGCGCCAGGCGGAGCATGGTCCGATAGAAGTCCTTGTAGGCCTTCTCCGCCTCCTTGAAGGAGTTCTTCAAGCCGCCCTGGCCGGAGCCCGCAATGAGCGAGGTGGTCTCCCTCAACTTCTTGTCAAAGTCTCGGAACGACTTCAGCGATGTCAAGACAAAAGCCGACACCGCCGCACCAGCGCCCACCATCCCCATGCGCATGCCGTAGAAGAAGGACCGGATGGTGCCCGTGATCTGCTGGGACATGAACCGAGTGAGCCGGCTGAGTCCACTGTGCATCCTGGCCGTGGAGCGCTCGACCGAGCGGCCCGAGATGAGCGCCTCGTTGGCGAACCGCCGCATGTTCCGGAGGGCAGAGGCTACCCCCGGACCAGTGCGGTCCGTCATCGTCGCGTAGGATCGGGCTACAGGTGCCACGGGCTACTTCTTGCTCGCTTCCTCGTGCTTGACTCGTAGGGCGGCGAACAGAAACGCCTGCTCACCCCGGGAGAGGGCCCGGACCTCAGTGGGGAAGCGGCCGGTCTCCGTGAAGATCAGAGCTAGCATGGCCGCCTCCCCATGAGACCGGATCAGCCTTTTCCCGTCTCCTCCATGTCCTCGTCCTCGTTGTAGCCGGAGAGCTGGAGGATCTTCTCCGCCAGCCCGTCGACCTCACCAGGAAGGAGGGCTGCCCGAACTGCGTGGCGCGACGAGGCAGCCGAGTAGTGCTTGAGCAACTGCTGGGACTGGAAGTTGGGGTTCGTCGTCCCGTACACGCAGACGAGCATGCTCATCGTCGGCGCGTCGATGTCCTTCTCCATGCGGCCCGTGCGGCGGTTGCGGACGAAGCGGGTGGCCTCCTCCTGCACCTTGCCGTACGTGTCGTTGTCGAGGGACCGGATCTCGAAGTCGGCGTTGAGCCGCTTGCAGTGCCACTTGCCCACCTGCGGGCCCGTGGGGGCGTTGAGGAGGGCCGTGAGCGGGTCAACGTTCTCGGTGATGCCAAGGCTCTGGCGTACCGCGTCGACCTCCGTCTCCGGCCCTCCCCGCCGCTCTGCGACCTCGGGGTCGATGTCGAGCACCTCATCCGTGTAGGGAACCGCCGCCTCTCGGGCATGCGATCCCTCTGGGATGATGGTCGTGACCTGCCCCTCGGGCGGATCGTGTGGCTCGTCCATGTCATCTCTCCTTGCTTGGACGGGTCAGATGTGGATTGACCTAGCTCTCCGGGACCGCCGGGATCTTGGAGATGTCGTTCGGCCAGGTGGTCGACGGGCTCGTCGGCGGCTGGGTGATGTCCTCACCGTCGCCGAGGATCGCGCTGAGCCAGCGGATGTTCTGGAACGTGAAGGGAGTGTCCTCCTCCACGATCTGGTTGACGGCCCAGCCGAGGTTGACGCCCCACCACTTGCAGCGTTCCAGGGCGACCTCCTCCGTCTGCGGCTGACCCGACCCGTCCTGGATGGACTCGGGATCGTTCAGCTTGCAGCGGATGGTGCCGACCCACTGGGCCGCCCGGTCGTCGCGCATGACCGAGGCGATTCGGCGAGCCATGGTGGAGCTGACCTTGAAGCCGCGCATCGAGCCCTCGCCGCGGACCGAGGTGTACTTGTACCCCACCCGGCGACTGCCCGACATCATGATGTCCTGGCGATCGATGGAGATCGAGATCGAGATCTCCTGGATGTTGGACATGAACTTGCCCTCGGTGTCGTACAGCTCCCCGAAGCTGCCGAGGATCGTGTACTCGGGGATCATCTGGTTGGGCATTCAGATCCCTCCTAGAGGACCTTGCAGGTGATGAAGATCTTCTCGATCGAGTCGATCGGCGTGTAGGCGACGATCGCGAAGAACTCGTCGGGGTCGGCCGTGATGTTCCTCGAGATGTCGGGCGCCACCGTGAAGCCGGACTCGATCGCGCCGGCCTGGCGGAAGACGCTGAGCGACTCCGTCAGCATGTTCAGCACGAAGTTCTGACCGACGGAGTCGTTGTTGACCTCGCCGATGACGAACGAGGCGAGCGAGTCGCTGATCGTCTCGGCCACCGCGTCGTTCGCCCGGATGAGGCGGATCTTGCGGAAGTCGCGCGGCTTCGCCGTGGAGAAGGTGGTGAGCGTGTTGATGCCCGACTCCACCCGGGTGACGTCACCGTCAACCGTGAAGACCAGGAGCCCGCCCTGCAGCGCCCGCTTCACGTCCGCGTTGACCATCCGGTAGGTGACGCCGGCGGCGCCGGTGTCCTCCTTCGTGATGGACCCGGTGAAGCCGTTCCTGGCGATCATGCCGGCCACACGGGCCGCCGACTGGGCGCCGGACAGCGAGGCGTTGCTGAGCTCGTCGACGATCCCCGGGAACACCATCACGACGGCCTCGTGCTGGCCGGTCGAGGTGCTCTGGGCGTTCGTGATCATCGTGTTGAGCTCGGTCGTGAAGGACGCCGAGCTGAAGCCGGCGACCGACTGGCCGCCCATGACGGCCATCGCCTTGTGACCCTCGCTGCGGATCCGGTCGATGTACGTCCGGACCGTCGTCTGGATCGAGGTGTTGGTCGTGTCGCCCGGAACCAGCAGGTTCCAGTCGTAGACCTCGAGGGCCGTCAGCGCGTTGCCGTACTCGGTCGTGGTCACGGAGGTGCCGGAGTTGCCGCCGGTCATCAGCGTGCCCGTGATGTTGGCGAGCGTACGACCAGAGGCACCCGACGTAGTAGCCGTGACGTAGCGGCTAGCGTTGATGCCCGAGACCGAGCCCGAGATCTGGTTCGTGAGCTCGTCGTTCGTGGCGACGGTGAAGATCTCGAGGGTGTTGCCGGCCTCGATGATCGAGACGTCCTTCTTGGCGGCATCGACCGCGTTGACCGCGACCTTGATCGTGAAGCCGTTGGCGCGGGCGCCCTCGTACTTCGCGGTCAGGACGTTGGCCGCGGCCGCGACGCCGTCGTTCAGGGTGAGGGACGCCTTGGCGGCCGTACCCGAGACACCGATGCGGTAGGCCCGCACCTTGCTGGCCCCGCCCCGAAGGGCCTGGGCGACCAGCAGGGAAGCGTTGCCACCCGTGCCGAACGCGTCGTTGATCTGCCCCTCGTTCAGCACGTCCGTGATGCCGTTGAGCAGACCCCAGTCGGCGGTGACCGGGATGGCCACCGTTCCCTGGGCACCGACCTGAACGGCCGCCTGGGCCGCGCCGATGAAGTTGAGGTAGACGCCGGGCCGAGTCGCGTTGTTCTCGGCGTCGGACTGATTCCAGGTGGGAGCAGCCATCTGCTACATCTCCTAGGCGGGCGTGGCGAGGAAGGACTTGATGTGACCCGCCATGACGTCCAGCGTGATCTCATCTGTCATCTCCAGCCCCGCCATGTGGGCTGCACCGGCGACGATCTCCGGATTGGTGCCGAAGCAGCCCTGCGCAGCCGCGATCAGGTCCTCTACCTGATGCTTCTCCGTGGTCTGCTGGTTGGGCAGATTGTCCACCCAGGCCTGCGGATCCTCCATCGGCGGGGCGTCCGCCGCGGGGATGTCTTCCGTCTTGACACCGGCCGAGGCGAGCGCCTCCGCGGCCTGCTTCTCGAGATCCGACGTGTCCGCCTGGGTCTCATCCGTGCTCTGATCGCTCATGCGTGGCTCTCCTTAGCCGACCGTGATCTCAGTGCCCACGGAGTTGACCGGGGCGTAGGACCGGAACTTCTGCGGCGCCCTGCTCCGGAAGGTCACCGCGACCATACCATGAAAGGCATCGTCCGTGAGATTGCTCTCGAAGATGCTTGACGTGGCCATGTCGACCTTCAGGTGACCCATGTACTGCTTGGAGCTCGTGGGCGGGTTCCTGTCCGGCGCAAGGAAGCTGAGGTCCGTCACCTCAACCACTTGACTCCCCTGGTCGGATAGGATGGTGGGGACCTCCCGAATCGCCTTCCAGGGCTGATCCGGGGCGGTTCGCCGGTAGATGACGTGACCCTTGTTCAGCGGGTGGCCCCTCGGCCACAGGGTCAGTGCCATGAACAACTTCTGGCCGGTCGTGACGACGACCTCCACCGGCTGGGAGATGAGTGACTCCTTGTCATACCGGTCCACGGAGGTGGCGGCGAACTCGTAGGTGCCGCCCGTCAAGGCCCCGCCCGGCTTGGTCCAGCAGACGGGCGGGTACCAGCCCTCGTTGAAGATGAACTGGGGTACCACCCGGTCCCTCAGGAGCTTGTCCCGAAGGAAGCTGACGACCTGGCTCGTCTTCCAGTACGTGTCGTCCGAGGGAGAGGTGGCGCTCTTGCCCTCGGTGATCAGGTGGATGTTGACCGTCCTGAGCGTGTTGAAGTACGCCCTGCCGGCGTCCTCGTAGCGCTCTCGGGCATCCTGGATCAGGAAATATGACTTCTTCGACTTCTGCTGCTGGTTCCGCTGGACGAGGATGTCCACGTCCGGGTAGAGCGCGTTGAGCCAGGAGCGGATGGAGCGGATGTCGTGGTAGCTGTTCACTGGCTCACCGCCGCACCCGGTACCTCGACCTCAAGCGCCTGCTGGGGTGGCAGGAGGGTCTCGAAGTCGCCGCCCCGGTGGGTCAGGACCACGACGAAGGTGCCGTCCTGCCAGCTTGCCGACAGACCGATCGACTGGGGAAGGTCGCTCTGCACCACGAAGCCGGGGAGCTTGGGCGCCTTCTCCTGGATGATCTCATCAACCCGTTCCCGAGCATGGAGGAGAAACTCATCGGCCGCCTGAAGCTGCTCTCGGAGGATTCTCATGGACCGTTCGATCCGGTCCAACTCGAGCAGACACGCCTCCTGGAAGGTAATCTCAGCCACCGGACGGCCCCCTCGTCTGCCTCAGCGCCTTGCCGGCGAACTGGCCGGCGCCCGGAAGGCCCTTGCTGACGCGCTGCTGGCGCTCATTCTCGTGCCAGGTGAGCGGGTAGCTCGCGTCGTTGAAGACCCGGTTGACCATCCGCTCCACGTCCCGCTGCCAGCCGGGCATGACGGACGTCAACCACGCGGTCGTGCCCTTCTCCATGAACCTCACGCCGTCCTGGTGGGCGGCGTTCTGGCGGAGCTCGAACGAGACGAAGGCCCGGGGGTTGCCCGGGTCAAGGACCTTGTCGTCCCCACTCCCGCTCCACGCGAAGCCGGAGTACATGATCTCACCCGACTCACCACCCCACGAGTCCATGAACGAGGTGAAGGGGTACGCGCCCGTCCTGGCCACCTGGAGGTTGGCGTAGACCTTGGAGCGCATCGGAAGCAACTTCTTGTTCTCATCCGCGCGCTGGAACATGGGCGCCAGGGCGTGCTGGAAGCCCTGGTCGACGAAGCCGGCGTAGTAGTTGTTGGAGTAGACCTCCATGCCCATGAAGCCGGAGCGCCGAGCCTTCGTCACCCGTAGCTTGATCGACTCCCTGAGCGAGCCGCCGGCATCCGCCTCGTTATCCGAGTAGTGCCCCAGGTCATAGCCACCCGAGCCCTCCCGAAGGAGTGCCTCCGCCTTGGCGAGGCGGGCTCGACTGTTGTGCTCGGGGTCGCCGCGGTGGACCTGCTTCTTGGCCTCTGAGAGTGCCCGGATCCCCTCCAGCTCGAACTGGGAGAGGCTGGTGGGAGCGCTGCTGGCCATGGGCCGTGGGATCTTGATCGCGAGGTGGGGCGGGAGCTCGCGGGGAAGACCCACCGGCGTGACGGCTCGAACCGCCTCGACCCACTCACGACCACGCTGGGCGAAGAGGTCGAACGGGATCTTGTTGTACGCCAGCCCGAGGTTGACCAGGGCGTAGAGGACCTCGGAGGTGTCGATGTGGACCTTGTAGACCGCCTGGCCCCGTGCCCCGCCACCCTCCTCGTCGAAGAAGTCGCCGCCGATCCGGGCGCCCCGGCTGTACGACGGGGTCATCGCCGACCGGATGGCCGACGTAGCCGAGGCAATGGCTGCTAGACCGCCGTCACCGATGCGAGGCACTAGACCTCGCCCTGGACGCGGTCGGCCATGATCTCCAGGTGATGGACGTAGTTCGCCGCCTGGGCGCGGCTGATCTCCATCACCTGCCACTTCTCAGTGGGGTACCGCAGGGGAACCAGGTGATCGTCGAGCTGGATGTCCGCATCCGTGGACGCGAAGACGATCGCGAAGTTCTGGTGGGTAGCCGTGATGTTGGTCCGAAACTCCAGGTCAGAACGCCTGGAGCGGATCGCGTCGATCCGGACGTCGACCTCGCCTACCTTGACCCGGTTGCGGATCGGGGTGCCCTCCTCGCGACCAGTCTCCTGGAAGCGCCAGACACTCACACGATCCATCAACATGGGGTCGCCGGCTACGAATCGCCGGCCCCCTGTCAAGGTAGGAAGTGGGAAGGACATCAACCGCCTCGGTGCTCGACCTTAGCTACCTGAGACCTCGGGAGCTCGTCCCTTCAGAGGTCACCCCTCAGAGTGTACACCAGACGCTACTGAAGCGGAAGGCTCGGATCGAGGATCGCGGTGGTGAGGGGCTGGCGCCAGTCGGGATACGCGATGTCGATGTCCGTGGACTGGCCACAGCCGTAGGTGAGCCACTTGAGATAGCCGATCATGGCGTCGATGTCCGGGATGCCGGTCACCCCACCCGTCTGCTGCTTGGAGGAGGTGACGTTCCCCTCCCGCATCTCATACGAGTAGGAGCCGATCGTCTCCTTCTTGATCGGGCTGAAGGTGATGGCGGGGTTGCTCTGGTACTCCCGGGCCGCCAGGGCGGCCTCCAGCTGAGAGGCCACGATGATCCCCTGGGGATCAAGCGTCAGACCCGGGCACTTCCAGAACTCCCCGAACACGTAGGTGAGCATCCGGCCCCGCTGGATCGCGTAAAGAAGCCGGTTGCCGTCCAGCTGAGAGATGTCCGTCCCCAGCACCAGCGCCACGTCGTTCGGCGTGATGAGGGGGAGCATCGGGTAGTTGTTGTCGAGCCCGGCGAAGTCGTTCGAGAGGACCTCGATCTGGACCAGCGGCGGGTTGGTGAGGGAGGAGCGCTGGGTAGCATCCGACTCCGGCGCCAGCTGGAAGATGGCCGAGTAGATGCCCACGAGGTCCAGGTCACCCACCTGCCAGACGTACTGGCAGATGCCGTTCGCCGTGTCGATGTCCGTCGCCTGACGCTCGGGGATCTCGGATCCATCCGGCTTCTGCCAGCGGACGTAGACGTCCAGGCCCGTGAGGGGGATGGCGACTCCACCGTCCTGGACGTTGATCCGGAGAGCAGGGAGGGTGTCGCCGACACGATAAAGATTCATGATCGCTCCTACAGTCCCAGGGCCGTCAGGTTCAGTATGGTGAGCTGTCCGATCCGGAAGTCCATCCCGACACCACTCTGCATCTGGAAGCTCGCGTTGATCGCCGTCGTGCCCGGGGGCACAATGTACTCCTCGTAGAAGGTGAGTGGCCCACCGGTAGGGATCGAGAAGGAGCTGATCGGGCGCCAGTTGACGGATGGACTGGCTCCAACGAACCCGGTCGAGAAGATCACTACCCCGCCCGTCGAGTCGATCTGGATCCGTCCCATGAACGCGACCTTGTCCCCGATTGCGAAGTTCGCGTTCGAGATGTTCGAGCTCATCGTCAGCTGCGTGAACTGGTTGGTGGTCGTCTCCTGAAACCGCTGCCACACGCCCATGATGTTCGCGTCACCCGTGACGCGGCTCGCGGTGCTACTCCCCGTCTTGACCCAGCCGTCGGACACCCCATCCGCGTTGGTATCAGTCAGAAACAGCCCGTTCGTCATGAGGTTCAGGGCATCGGATGTCTGGAACACAGCCAGGGGCGGCGTCCATGGTGGCAGGAGGGGTGTCACCACGTCATGGATGGCCTGACCGATCGCCTTGGCGCCGGTAGCACTCGGGTGAATCCCGTCGCCGCCGTCGTACGCGGCGATGTAGCCGCCGGTCGTCGGGTCAGTTAGCTTCGAGGCCACGTCCACCATCTGGATCCGGTTTGCGGGGCACCAACCCTTGATCCACGCGTTCAGCTGGTCCCACCGTCGGCGCCTAGTCGGGCTCTCAACCGGCGTGGTAGGGACGGGTGGCGGCGTGCACACGATCGGCCGGATGTCCGCCGACAAGAGCGCACTCACGATCGCCTGTAGGTCACTCATCGACTGGGCAACGCTGACACCACCGCCCGAGTCGTTCGTGCCGCCCATCACGACGCACACGTCCACGTCGCCGGGCGCAATGATGTCAGACTGCACCCGAGCCCGCATCTGGCCAAGGGTGTTGCCGGAT